AAGGCTACGGCCGCTGACCTCGGCATCAACTTCACCGTCATCCCGAGGATCAAGGAGCAGCGCGAGGGCATCGAGGCAGTCAGGGCGATCCTGCCCGGGGCATACTTCGACGAGGTCGGCTGCAAGCAGGGCATCCGGTGCCTGGAAACCTATCACCAGGAGTACGACCACGAACTGAAAAAGTGGGATGACAAGCCGGAGCATGACTGGAGCAGCCACGGTGCCAAGGCGTTCGAGTCGCTCGCCTTCGGATTAAGGCGCCTGGTGTCGGCATCGAGCGACATGACCCAGGACGACGTCAAGGACCTCTACCTCCGCAACGCACCGCCGTCAGTGAGGAGCGCCTATGGCCGCTAAGAAATCACAGGCAGGATACCGGGACCTCGGGGTCCAGAACGGGGCGAACTACGTCAAGGACTTCAACGAGGCCTACAACAATGCGTACCCTGCATGGTCCCAGGCCTGGACCGAGATGAAGAGGGACATCGAGTTCGTCCTCGGCAAACAGTGGAGCGCAGAGGAAGAAGCCTACCTGCTCAAGCAGGGAAGGGCAGCCCTGCACTTCAACAAGATGATGCGGATTGTCAAGCTCATCAGCGGCTACCAGCGTAAGAACCGGCTGTCCCTGAAGGCAGACCCCGTGGAAGGCTCCGACGTACAGACCGCGGAGCAGCTCACCGCCATCCTCCTGTGGCTGTTCTCGAGCAACCAGATGTACCTGACCATGTCCGAGGGCTTCGAGGCCGGGGCACTCATGAGCGGTATCAACCTCCTGCACATCGGCATGGACTACATGCAGGACATCGTCAACGGCGACCCGCAGGTCTTCAGGCACCCGCACAACCAGTTCCTCCTGGACCCGACCTTCACCAGGCGCAACCTGGACGACTGCGATTACGCCATGATCAGGATGGCCCCGAACAAGGACCAGGCGAAGATCCTGCTCCCGTTCATGGACCCTGACGACATCGACGGCCTGAGGCTGTCCGGCATGGACAACAAGTTCCCTCTCATGACGAGCCACCGGGACACGCTCAACAGGCCGCGGCTGAACCTGTACTACTTCTGGCGACGCACCACGAAGACCGCGTGGCTGATCCTGGACCGTCAGACCGGCGCCACCCGGGAAGTAGATATGCCCACCGCCAAGGTCAACCAGGCCCTTGAAATAGCCTACGCCATGCACGGCGAGCGGTTCGAGAAGATCAAGAAGAGCAAGGGAGTCGTTGAGCTCGACATCATCCTGCAGAACCTGTGCGTGTACCACGGGCCCGACCCTACGGGCATCGAGTCCCACTTCCCCCTGGTCCCGGTCATGGGCACCTACGTCCCCGAGTACGAGGATTGGGCCTACAAGATACAGGGGCTCTCGAGGCAGCTCAGAGATCCGCAGACCGAGAAGAACAAGCGCATGAGCCAGATGCTCGACATCATCGAGAGCCAGATCAACTCGGGATGGAAGGCCAAGGGCAAGGCTGTGCTCAACAAGGACGACCTCTACCGCTCCGGCCAGGGCCGCGTGGTCTGGATGACCGACGATGCGGAGATGACCGACGTGGAGCAGCTCCGGGGCACGGACGTCCCGCAGAGCCACTTCCAGTTGCAGGAGATCCTGGACCGCGAGATCCCCGACATCGGCGGGGTGAATCAGGAGATGTTCGGGGCGCCCGAGAACGACCAGCTCGAGGTGGCCGGCGTCCTGGCAAAGATGCGTATGGCTGCAGGCTTGGTGGGGCTCCAGGAGTACTTCGACAATTACCGCTTCGCCAAGCAGACCGTCGGCCTCCGGCTCATCGAGGCCGTGACCAAGAACTGGACCCCGGACAAGGTCAAGCGGGTCACCGGACAGGAGCCTTCCCAGGCGTTCTACACCAAGGGCTTCGGGCGCTACGACTGCGCCGTGACCGAGGGCCTGCTCACCGACACCCAGCGACAGATGTTCTACGCGGAGCTCAAGGCCATGCGGAAGGACGGCTATGCCGTGCCCATGGAGCTCCTGGTCGAATACATGCCGGTTCAGCTCAAGGAGGAGGTCAAGAAGGCGTTGGTCAAGGCAGAGCAGCAGCAGAGCCAGCAGGCCCAGCGGCAGATGCAGCTCGACGAGATCACCAAGCAGGTCATGCAGGCCACCCAGATGCTCCAGGTTGCCCAGGCCAGGGAGAAGCTGACCCAGGCAGAGGAGAACAGGGCGACCGCCGCCCTGGACCGCGCCAAGGCGGCAGCGGAGATCCAGGACATCGGGGCACAGAGGGCGCTCGACCTGATCAATCTCATGTTCGAGGCCCAGCAGCGCATTGAGGACCGCAACCTGCAGCGGGAACAGGCCATGCAGGCAGGGGGCGCTCAATGAAGCATGAGATCGGCACCATCAGAGACTGTTTCGGTCAGGAGCTCATGGCCAGTATCCGCAGGGCAATGCATGAGTGCTCCCACCTGACGGAGCCCTACTACATCTACTTCTTCAACCAGAGCGACGCGATAGACCACACAATCCACCGCACCACGGTCAGGATCATGCGGAAGGACCAGCTCCGCAAGGTGATCCCTTATGTGGGAGGCAAGCCGGTCCCCATGCTGGGCACGGGCCTGCTCAAGGTGGACAACCAGAAGGGCAAGGCCGAGTGGGTCTGGATCCTGCCCCGGGACATCCCGCACACCCAGGGCGCAACCCCGTTCGACCAGGTAATCGAAGAGGTGGCAAGCAGGGCATTCGCCCTGAACGTGCCCATCATAAACGCGTGAGGTGAACATGGACAGAGTAAGGCTCGTCATAGATCGCACGGCTGCAGGGCTTCAGGACAAGGTCAACAGGGCATTTGAAGAGGGCTACCGGCCCGACGGCTCCTTCAACAGGACCGATGACGGCAGGTGGTTCATGCAGACCATGACATTGCCTGAACCCAGCGTACCCGAGAGGGTGGAGCCCAAGGAGAAGGAGCCCAAGCCGAACAGGTCCAAGAAGGCTCCTGCCAAGAAGGCAGCGAAGAAGTAACCCAACCCGCCGCCGGGGATAACGGGCGAACGAAAGAGAGGGCGAACATGTCAGAATCAACGGTAGATCCAACCAGCACGGGCGTAGCAGCAGCTCCCGCCGCCGGGGATGGTGGACAGCCGGCCGCGCCGCCAGCGGCACCAACGGAACCAGGGGCCCAGCCAGCAGCGCCTGCAGACGACCTCAACCTGAGTGATCGTGAAAGGGCGTTCCTGGAGGGATTGAGGGATGAGCGTTCAAAGAGGCAGCAGATAGAGAGGGAACTGGAGCTTGCCAGGGCAAACCATGTGCCGGGATCGTTCCAGCCAGCTCCGTCGCAGCCTGGAGCGCCAGCGCCGCTTAACGAACCTGCCCAGCCAGCGGACCCGTTCGCTGACCTGGACGACGACGACCTCATGACCGGTGCCGACATCAAGGCGAAAGTCGTGCCGAAGTTCATGGGGATGCTCCAGCAGATAGCCGGGGCGATAGCGGTACAGCAGCGGCAGGCTCAGTTCTCTGATGTCACCAACGACGACATCAGGACGCACATCCCCAAGATCATAGCGGAAGACCCCGCGCTCGCGCAGGTCATCAAGGTCCTTCCCGCGCCGGCACAGTTCATCCTGGCCCAGACGCTGACAAGGTTCGCCAAGAACGCAGCGCCGAAGGCCGCTGGACTGTCACCGGAAGCGCCAAAGGCTCCTCCCGCTGCACCGGTCGATGCCTTGAGTGAAATCGCTCGCGCAATCCTCGCCAATGCCAAGAAGCCTGGAGCACCAGGCTCCGGTGGTGGCGGGGCTCTTGACGACGTGGTGACGCTCCTGAAGGGCATGACGCCGGAGCAGTACGAGGCGTACCGGCAGCAGAAGAAGAAGGACATGGGCCTGTAGGGGTGGGGTGAGACAGTCCGAAGGAGGACACAGAAATGGAACTTACCACCACAACCGAAGTCCCCGCAGCCGTAGCGATATTCTACGACCGTGAGCTTCTGGCAAATGCAAGGGCAAAGCTCTTCCATGAGAAGTTCGCGCAGACCCGGAACCTGCCTTCCAAGTCAGGCGACACCATCAAGTTCCGCAGGTATGGCACCCTGACCACGGCCACCACGCCGCTCACCGAGGGCGTGACCCCTGCAGGGCAGAAGCTCTCCAAGACCGACCTGCTCGCCAAGGTCAGCCAGTACGGTAGCCATAAAATTGCCGTACGCAAATCCTTTCTGATTTACGGGAACGCCTAAACAAGGAGATGACAATCCATGCAAGGTAACCCGAGGGAAGCGGTTCTCATCTCATATCTGGCCGGGATAATCGACGGCGAGGGCACAATCCGCATTAATCGTTGCGCTGGAGATAAAACGCTAAGGCAGCTCAAGCGGAAGAATCCTATTCATGCCGGACAAATATCGGTCGGGATGACCTCCAAGGATGTCTGTGATCTTTTGCAGTCCGTTCTTGGTGGATCAGTGAGAGAAGAACGCGTTCCTGATGGTCGCAAGGTTATATATCGGTGGGCAATCACGTCCAGGCCAATGGTAATCGCGGCCCTCAATAAGCTCATGCCTTATCTGATTGTGAAGAAGGAACAGGCGCAAGCTGTTTTGGAGTTTTGCGAATACTGGCCGGACAAGAATGTTCACCTTGCTTTGACGCCACAGGAACTACAGCGGCGTGAGGATGCGTTCTGGAAGGTTCGCAAGCTCAATGCCGTTGGAGCACCCGCAACGACTGAGCGAAAGGACATTCGTGAGAATGAAGCGACAGTCTGAACTTATGAGAAATCATAAGAGGGGAATCGAAGCGTTCCCCCGCCTCTTTACTGAGGTCAGTAAGCCGACAGGTGACGCGGCTGAAAGTAACAGGATGGATTTTGTCTACGTCACCGATTGGGTCAACATGACGGTTGAGGACCCCGTTCTCACCGTGGCCCAGGAGGAGCTGGGCGACCAGGAAGGCCGCACCCGTGACGAGCTCGTCAGGGACATCCTCATCGCATCGCTCACCGCGACCCACGCGGCGGGCGGGTCCAACGGGAACACCCCGACCGAGATCACCAAGGCCGACATCGACGACCTGGTCAAGACGCTCCTGGGGGCAGACGCTGAGTTCTTCGCTCCGAAGATCACCGCGTCCACAGGGGTAGGCACGTCACCCATCAGGGACGCCTTCTGGGGCATCGCGCACACCGACCTGATCGACGACCTCGAGGACGTGAGCAACTTCAAGAGCACGTCGGAGTACCCGAAGCAGGAAGGCGTAGTCGATGGCGAGTGGGGCTCAACCGGTAACGTCAGGTGGCTCGTCAGCTCCGTTGCGGCAAAGAACGAGACACCGAACCCGGACGAGTACGACCTGCCGATCATCGGGAAGAACGCCTATGCCGTGACCGACCTGGAGAGCGGCAGCGAGAGCATCGTGAAGGCGTTCGGCTCCGGCGGCACTTCCGACCCGTTGAACCAGAGGGCCACGGCAGGCTGGAAGATGGCATTCGTAGCGCGGATCCTGAATGACAACTTCATTCAGCTTCTGCAGGTCACCCACAGCTAAGGCCCGTAAAGGGAAGGAGGAAAAATCAATGTCTCAGATAGTTGTAGGACATCTTGAATCGGACGGGAAGGCAATTAACCTGCCCCTTGGGTTTGTTCCCGATTTCCTGCTCATCTTCAACGCCATGGCCGCGGCCACCGAGGTCTTCGCCGTCGTCTGGTTCGGTTCGGAGATGGGCGACTCCAAGGAGATCCAGTTCAAGGCGCTGGCAGACAACGGCAACACGGGCGGCCTGACCCTCGACTATGTCGAGAGCGGGGCTTACATCTCGGCCTACGACACCACGGCTGTCGACAAGGGCACCTCGAACGATGACGATGACCCGGTCCGCGTGGCCGGCTTCCAGGGCGTCACCATTCACGCCGATTTCAGCGATGATTCCGACGAGCTCTGGTACCTCGCCATCAACGCTGACAAGGTCAAGGACCACGGGGACATCAACGCATAGCACACTAACCAGGCCATGAGGGGGCTCCGGCCCCCTTGGGCCATAAGCGAGAGGGAGTCATGAATCCTGAACTGAAGAAGAGAGACAAGGAACAGGCGGCACAGTTGAAGGAAGCGAAGAAGAGGTGGCTGAAAGAGTTGGAGGAGGAGCCCAAGGTCGAGTGCATCGTGAGGAATCACGACTTCCTCAACCAGGGCGTACCGATCGAATTCACCTTCAGGCGGGTGAAGAAGTACACCATCAAGGACGGCGAAACCGTCACGCTCCCGCTGTCGGTCTACAACCACATCAACTCCATGCAGGTTCCTGCCCCTGTGACTGTCCAGGACTTCACCACCGGACAGATGAAGACCGACTTCTCCCACAAGAGGGCCAGGTTCACCGCCACGCTGACCGAGAAGGGCATCGCAAGCCTTCAGTCCATGGTGTCTGCCCCTGCTCGCAAAACCAAGGAGGCAAGCCAGTGAAAAGGCTATTCAGGATAGTCATTCCTTTGCTCACCATCATGGCCGTGGCTGTCATCGCATGGTCGGCGGGGGCTCTCAGAATCAACCTGGAAGCTGTCAAGAACCCGCAGTTGCTGCTGAAGATCCTCGAGCGCATGGACTACCAGCTCGACGATATCAGATCATACTGGACGACTGACGACTTCGTCTTCAGTGATCCGGGGCTGACCTATGGCAGCAGCGCGGCTGCCAGGCTAAAGATCAGCAACACCTGGGTTGTCATCAACGGGGTGCTGCAGTATGTCGCCGAGGCCGAGACTGCCCCCGAAGACACGATCCCGCAGAATACCTACGGGGCCTGGGCCTTGGAGGTGGGGGTCGACGGCACCATCGACGAGATCGGAGCGGCGGCAAACACCACCGGCTACGCATCGGCGGCTCTGGCTGTTGCAGGGCTGCCGGCCGTTCAGACGGACCATGCCCGTCTTGGGTACGCCACGGTCATTCATACCGGAGCGGATTTCGTGGGCGGCACAACCAAG